CCCTACCCCCGCTTCCCCTTTACCGCTCGAAAATCTCAGCAAGGCGATCACACCTTCAGTCGCTGTTTCAAAACAAGCAGAAAAATATATGCAGTTTGAAAAGCGGTTTAGTCAGCCCAAGCCGCAAAATCGCCATATTCCTCAATCCGTTGTCGATGCTGGTTACGCGGAGTGGCATAATGGCAAACACCCAAACGACTGGCGCAAGTCGTTGATCGATGTCTGTATCCAGCGCAAGAAGAGGCGTGGTGACGCAGCCACCGTGGGCGCGGCAACAGATTTTATTTTCAATACCATCAAGGACTGTGTGAACCTCGGCTTTTGGGGTAAGTTTCAGGAGCTGGTCGATCAGGCGATCGCCCTTGAGTCCGCTGAAGCGATCGCAACTAAACAGCGCCAAGTCGAGCAACTATTTGAACAACCCGTTGGGGGTGAATCCGAGCGAGTGGATGTCGGTGAAGTCCTCGCTAATCTCAAGCGTAAAAAACTACTTAGAAATTCGCAGGCGGCATGATCATGCAAGAAACTACAAAAATCCAAAACCTCAACTCATTGGTTGAGCCGAACAACGTCGAAGCCGAACAAGTTATTATCGCTGGAGTTTTTGAGGGTGGGAGCTATCTTGGGTTGGTTGTGGATGCAATCACACCTGAGATGTTCTTTTCGAGCCTTCTAGGGGTGTTTTACAGGGCAGCAATGTTTTTAAGGCAAAGCGATCGCGATATCAACCCGTTGACGATAGCTTCTGCGCTTCAAGAATCTGGATTTAGAGACACTTACGGGCATGAGAGCATCTCGGATCTGGTGAGCAACACCTATGCCGATATCATGGGCAGCACATACATTCAAAGCCCAGCACATTACGAGTCCGCCGCCGATTTGATTCGGCAAGCATATATTCGCCGTGGGCTTATCAAGGCGGGTAGGGCAGCGATCGCCGCAGCTCAAAACCTTGAGACACCTATCCTCGATGCCTGCACAAAAGCTCAAGACTTGATTGGCGAGACGATGTCCGCGTCTCAGCCTCGCAGTACGGTTTTTGAGGTTGGAATTGCTTATAGCGATCGCATTACCGAGTTTCTTGACCCAGAAGCCGAGGATTCTAGCCCGATCATTCCTAGTGGCTATGCAGCTTGGGACCAAATGCTCGAAGGGGGCTTTAGAGGTGGCGAATTTACCGTAATTGGTGGGGACTCTGGGATTGGCAAGTCCATGCTCCTGTTTGGGGCGGCGTGGAATATGGCTAAGCACCTGTCAGCCCAAGGTAAGGTGGGCTACATAGGTTCGATGGAGATGTCCACCCGAAACGTTGTTGATCGATGGATTGCTTCCGAAGCAAAAGTCGCCTTATCGCGTATGCGTCGCAGAGATTTTCGGGACGAAGACCTTGAGCGGATTGCCAAAGCGTCCGCCGTCGGGGATTTGCTCAACAACTTGGCGATCGACGAGGACAATAAGGCTACCATTCCTCAAATACTCAATCGAGCAAAGGAATTCGCTCGCAAACACGCGAGAAAGCATGGTGGTACTGGCGAGTTAGGCTTTATTGTCATAGACAACATCAAAATCGCCGAGAAAGGCGGTGACGATTTCAGCCTCATTAACCGCTATGTCAAGGAAATGAAAGGGATTGCCAAGGATTACAATATCGCTGTACTGTCTTTGTCTCAACTGACCAAGGAGTCCTTGAAGGGGACAGATAAACGCCCAACTATTGACGGGCTTTATGGTGGAAAGGCGATCGAAGAGAATGCCGATGACGTATTTGGCTTGTATCGAGGAGAGAAATACGACGATTTTGAAATTCCTTCGGATCGAGCTGAAATAATCTCGCTAAAGCGCCGTAACGCCAATAGTTCTGGGAAAAGTAAGAAGATTTTGCTCGGATATAACGGCTCTCTTGCCACTTTTTACGATCTTGGAGCACCAAAGCTCGTAAATTCTGAGCCAGAGCAGGCGATCGCAACTCCATCTGCCAACAAGCAGAATTACTTTGGAGACTTGGAAGTTGGATGCCAAGTTGTACTCAATGTTTCCTACTCAACACCAGAAGAAAAACAGGAAATGAACACCCGTATCAAGGCGAAGCAGATACCAAAACCGAATGAGGTGTGTGGAGTGACCCGCTTGAGCGTTCACGACATCCCCGAAGTAGGTAAGCTTGGAGTTGCCCACCTCATACTGCCCGACAACTCCGAAATGAGGGTCGCGGTAGATGAACTGCGTCGAGTTTAGATAATTCCACCCGCGAGAAGTTAGATCATGTCAGAAGAAGTCTCCGAACAAGACCTTGCTGCGATCGCCGCTGCAAGGTTGAAGAAAATGCAGCGATCGCAGCAGCACTCAATTTGGGATCTTGTCCCAAAAGACCCAAACCCCTCGCCAGCAAAGCAAATCAAACCTAAAACGAAGAAGCAGAATAACTATTGGGACAAGTCCAGTAGTGAGAACATCGCGAAATATCCTCGCCATGTCGCGGATATTTTTTCCAACACCCCTTGGATATCTCAACCAGAGGTCAACGATATCTGCGCGATCGCTGAGCGACCTTACAACGCATGGATTACCCTCGAAGCGCAGCACATTAGCGACAAGTGGGAGAAGCAGAGATTTATCGATTCTGCATACAAATGGAATTTTCGAGCCAAAATGCGATGCGTTGCAATTTCCCAAGATGGCATGGCAACTGTGTCTGTCTCAGGAGTACGCAAACGCTTGCCACTGGCTTGTTTGTGGGAGATGAACGAAATTGTTGACACTACGGCTAATAGTGTGTATGATTAGACCTAGTTTCGGAATCAAAACAATATGCCACCAAGAGACATTGTAGAAAAACTCCAATATGGAGAAGTCGTTATTCATGGCGCATTTGGGAAGTCGGTCTATCGAAAGATATTTGCTTCCGAGGCGAGAAATTCCGACGGTACTCTAGCTGGATGGGAGGCTGGGACTCCAGCAGGCGATCGCCAATGTATCGAAAAAGCCTTCACCCCGAAAGGCTCAAAGAAAACCAAATACACTAACTACTGGTAAGCAATATGGAAATGGCTTTAATAAGCGCAGACAAGCTTGAATCACTCAAACTATTCATGCCGATACTAGAGCTAACTTCATCAAATGGGCGATCGCGCCACAATCAAAGCAAACAGAGCACTCAAAACAATGAAAATCAAAACTTCTGAGAAGGAATTTTTTAGCGGAGCTATCGCCTACCTGTAAGAAACATTTGACAGGCGGGGCAAGACCGACGATCGCGAATCTATTGGCATCGAAGGTTTTGGGATTCCAACTCTATTAGCCGAATACGATATTGAGCGCAGCGGCTCAGATTCGGGACTGTATCTAGGTCATCTAGAAAGAGCCGTGGAGATCGCGCAAGCGCTTTATGTCAAGCAAAACATGAATGCATTTATTGAGTTTGCCCAGAACTTGATTTATGCAGAGGCTGAGTCTTACTTGACCGCCGTGACTCTTAATGGGTGCGATCGCAAAGGCTATTGCATCAAGCACAGGGCAACAAATTCTAGCTCAGGATACTTTGAGGTATTTATAGCGAACCAATCTTCGCAATTTGTCTTCAGGCTAGAACCCCTGACAGAGGTTCTTGGTATAGAGCATTTCGGTTATTCCGCTCGACGGATATCCGAAAATGATTTTCAGCAAGCCAATAGCCATAACTACTTTCGGCTTGAGGCTTCTGGAGGCATTGGCTACTCTGGCACTGTCCAAGGGCGCTTGGGTGGAATGCATAGCGGATTCTTCTATACCAAAGAGGTTCGTTTTGCGTTTAACACTATCTGGGGTGCAGAAATTGAAGTTTTTTAACCGATAGAATCAATGACACCAACAACTAAAGCCAACTTCATCAAATGGGCGATCGCTTATAAAGCCAAAAACTTCCAGCGATCGCCCGATGAGGTTCTGACGCAATCACAGCAGCTAGCGATCGCTATCTACGACGAAATTCCCACCGATGGGAAATTTATTAAAGCCAGTGAGATCGCTGAGATTCTCAATCGTAAATCAAGGCAAGTCAACGAGATTCTGGGGCTAATCAAAGAGCCTTGGGATCTCAAGTCAAGCACAAACAATCAGAATGGAGGATATACGCGAAATGAGTGCTAACAAACTGCCTATAGAGTCAGTGCCAGAAAATTTCTTTCGAGTTGTTGCGGGTTTAGATAAAGACTCCCTACTAAATCTCTGCCATAGACTTGTTCAGGCGCTTCACGACGGGACTTACGAGACACCTTATGGCTTCGATGATTGGCTACAAGATAAGACTTTGTTAACTTGGGTGTCTGTACTTGGCGTTGCTGTAGACCAGCTAAAGGTACTTGATTGGGAAAAATGCGGCTTAGAGGAAGAATATTAATGACTAAACTACTCGTCCTAGACAAAGACGACACACTGGTTCGCCCAAAATCGGGCAACACCTTCGTCCAGCACCCTGAAGATCAAGAGTTGATCGAAGGAGTGGCTGAGGCTATCCAGAGATATGTTGCTGATGGGTGGCGGGTGGCGATCGCCAGCAATCAAGGCGGCGTTGCTGCGCGTCATAAGAGTTTGAATGACGCGATCGCGGAGGTGCGTTATGCAATGAAGCTGATCGGCATCCAATACCACGGCTTGTTTTGCCCCGATTTCAATGGAGATGAGTGCTATATCGTCTCCGACTTTAGCGCCCCGCCATTACATAAAGTCGAGCATTATAAGAATCTAATTGGTTCTTTCCGCAAGCCTCAAGGTGGGATGCTGACGGCTTTATGGAGCCACTTCGACACCCATGAGTCGGAGATAACAGCGTCCCTTATGATCGGCGATCGCGACGAAGACCAAGGAGCCGCGCAAGCCGCAGGATTTGACTTTGTGTGGGCGGACGATTGGCGGAAGGGACCTATCCCGAATCAAGTCTTCGCTTCATGGTAGTGCGGCATGGATCGCAGTGAACTCCTAGCCAAAATCCAATGCCAGCGCATGTGGCTAGAGGACATCCGAGGCAAGTCTCTAACTCCTCAGTTAGAGACTTGGAAAGCCAAATACCTCGCCGCCAATAACCTCACGCATTTAGATGTTCAAGGGCTAGAGCAACTGCTTAAAGCCCTTGAGTCAATGCCAAAGATTTCGGTTGGCGATGCTGAGGGACTGGACGCGAGGATGCGCGATCGTATTAAGGCTGGTGACTATGCGATCGCATTTGTTGAAGAAATTGTTGATGAAGAATACTTTTAGGAGAGGCTGGGTTTTGAGTATACAAAATATTTACATAACGCTTTTTGCTGTAACCGCTCGTTCGGGATTTGACATTAAGTACTCGATCAACACGGCGACCGACCATGATGAAGCTAGGGCTAATGCCCTTTTAATGATTGGTAAGAATTTTGGAACCCAAGGCGTTCAGGTTCTGAACACGACCGTCATTCCAGATGAAGCCGTTGACCTAGCTTACGAATCTCGACATTAATAGGTGATCGCGCTTGTTGAAGAAATTATTGAAGAATATTTTAGGAGACTAAGACACATGGACATCCAGAAAAGCGATCGCGAAAGGTTTTTTAAGGCGCTATCCAAAGAGCAGCAAGTAAACCTCGTTGTCGCAGCGACCGATTGCTACGGGCGAAGCAGCAACCACTTTTCTATCGAACAAACCCTCAACGAGATGATCGACTTGATCTTGGGTTTGAGGGGAGAGAGTGAATAGCGATCGCGCCTTTTCAGATCCGAATTAACACAAAATCACCATGAAAACAAGAAGATTTGAGATTAAGTTCAAGCGTTACACAGATTATGACTGTGTAATCGAAGCTACTACTCATGCCAAGGCAAAGATGCTTGTGGGCTACAGTCTAATTGACTGCGGGTACTTCAAAAAGTTTGGAGATATACTTCGCGAGATCGCTACTTGCCGAACGCTAGAGCCGACGAAATGCGGTAGAAAGCCGCGAGAAGAGCAGAAAAACTGCTAAGGATTTCGCGCTGTAAAATACTTTGATCAACAACGTATTTTTGTGGCATTATTAACGCAGAATTGTCAAAACAATGAATAAACTAAAACAAGCGATCGCATACCTAGTAAGCAAGATCCAAACAGCTTACTACGCGACAAAATTTTTGGCATCCGTAATATTTTGGGAGATCCCACATGGACATCACAGAGTTGTACGCAAGGATATTCGAGACGGAGTTTGCGGAGCCAATAGCAAGGCTTCCAATAGAGGAGTCGAGGCAGATGGTATCAAACTTGCTCAACCTATTCGAGCACAAGAAGAGATTGGTAGTTCAACTGAGACCTATGACGAGTTCCTTGGCTTCTGGGCTGGAGACCTGCTCGATCGCCTTTACGGTGAAGACGACCAGCGATCGCCAAGTCCTCAAGGAAGCGGCACTAACGATTTACAGGATGCGCCTCAAACTGGACTCTGCCTTCAAGGAGTCGGTGAGTGGGATTTACTAGAACCATGCGATCGCCAAGCAATTATCTTGGACAACATGCGGGAACGCCAGTCAAAGACTGAAGATTACCGTGTTTTTAGTACTCACGATGTGGTTGAGCTATGCGATCGCGCTGCCGAATGGGAGACAACCTTTGAGGATCTCATTTGCTTGAGTGAGAGGCGATCGGTAAAAATCAATGTCGTTTACAACGAACATCTCGGCGGTAAGTTTATAGGATTATTTTGGGGGTTGCGTTAATGCGAAGACTAAAATACTTGACCGTATGTTCTGGTATTGAAGCGCAGTCAACAGCGTGGGACGAACATTGGGATGCAGTGGCATTCGCTGACGTAGATCCTTTCTGCAATGCCTTCTTAGCGCACAAGTACCCTTCGATACCGAATCTTGGTGATATGACTGCGATCGATTGGTCGCAAATCGAAGACACCGACATCTTTATGGGTTCAACCCCCTGTCAATCATTTTCTCTTGCAGGTAGCCGCAAATCCTTGAACGATTCACGCGGACAATTAACAAAAACATTTGTAGAGGCTTGGAATGAACTTACAGCTAGAGATCAATGTCCAATCCTGTTCTGGGAGAACGTCGATGGAGTCCTCTCAACCAAGGACAACGCTTTTGGATGCATGCTCGCGGCAATTTTGGGAGAGGAAGAACCGATCGCTTCTCGCCGAAAAAACGGCAAATGGTCGCGTTCAGGGTTTTTTCTTGGACAGCACCGTAGTGTCGCATACCGAGTTGTCGATGCTCAGTACTTTGGAGTACCCCAGCGAAGAAATCGCATCTTCCTCTGTGCGATCAATACTAGAGTCTTGGGAAAGTTATTCCCTCAAATACCCGCAGGCGAGCTTTCAGGACTGGGAGGAATACCAGCAGCGATACTATTTGAGCCAGAAGGCGAAAGACGGGCTGTTGCGAAGGTCGGCAAAGCAAAAGGTAAGGCTGCCAAGGCTGCTAAAACTGGCATTGGAGAGCCACCTCAGTTTTGTCGAGAAGAACTTCTGGCTATTGCGATCGCTGATCATCTCGGCTTAGACCCAAGCGATCGCGACTGGCAATTGGCAAACGAGCAGGACGTAGCTGGTCCCATTCTCGCCAACTGCGGTACTAAGCAATGGCTTGGCAATCAAGACGGTTTTTCGGGTAAGTATCACTTGGTAAAGGAAATATCTTTTTCCTCAAACGACAACCTCCTCGATGCTGGCGAAGTATGCCCACCGATCCGCAGAGGTGGGCATAGCAGTAATGCTCCCGCGATCGCCTTCTCATCGAGGGATCAGCGTCGAAGTGCTAGTGAAACCTGCCCCGCGATACGCAGTAACAATGCTGCGGCGATCGCGTTCTCTTCTGTTGATAATGGCAGGGATGCTGGCGAAGTGTGCCCACCAATCAGATCTGGCAAGCACGATCAGAGCTGGATGAATGGTCGTGGTGGTGGTGCGGCGATCGCCTTAGAGGGTAATCGCACAACCTATATCACCCGCCGATTTACCCCAACTGAGTGCTTGAGGCTGATGGGTTTCCCTGATGACCATCTTGATTTTATGTATCAAAACAAGCCTGCCAGTGACACCCGCAAGTATGCGGCGATCGGGAATAGTATTGCAGTCCCATGCCTTTCGTGGTTGCAGCGTCGAACTGTAAAAGTTCTGGACGCGATCGCGGAAAGTCTTAACTAAGGAGAAAATCATGGACGGACAGACACAAGTTAGGTTTGGGCTTAGTATAGGTCTCGCTAATGTAGAGCTAGAACAGTCCAGCAGTCTAGATACACTTGTTGAGGAATGGGAGATGCTTGACGAAACGGGTCTGAAAGAAGCGTTACAAGAAGCGTGGATCGAATGGGTCTGGGAGACTATTAGCGGCGGCGCTGATATTGTTGAGGATTAAAGGTTGCCGATCAATTGTCAAAAGTTTCGCTTTAAAACAAATAAAACCGCCACAAACTTGAGTTATTATGAACGAAGCTGATTTGGATAACGCGATCGCCTCTGCAAAGCTTTTTTTAGAATTTGCTGAGGCGATGAAAGAATATTTTCGAGCTAATCCCAGAGCTGGAAGCAGCACGAGCTATGGACAGATAAAGGGCTTGATTAAGCATCAAGCTCGTCTCGTCTCCCACTTCATGTCAAAACTGAGGAAATAGAATGTCCAAATACTTACAAGCCGAGTTTGAGATCGATGTGTCACAAGGCAGTGCAGAGTTGCTGCCAACATGGATGAAAATGGCGAGCGGTCGCCCCGCAGTCCGATCCTTGAGAAAACTGTCTTTACAACTTCCATTATTCGATATCACATCCTATGACTCTAAAGACCCCGAACCAAAGACACGCAGCCGCCGCGATCGCAATAAAAGATCTGCTGTATCGACCTCGCAACCCCTTTAGCCCCAACCAATCACGCAGGTTGGTCTCTAATGGTTTGGTTGCCTACTACCCCATACATGTCGAGACAGGTCTGGTGGTAAAGGAATATATTTCCGAAATACTTCAAGAACACCAGTCCTTCTTGGGTAAAGGTAATGACCAGTTCGCGATCGTTGTTTGCTGGGGTCGCAAGATTCGCATTGAGGTCAAGCCTCTTGAGCGTTTGCGACACCTAGAGGACTCGCATTGGAGGGCTGACCTTTGGAGGGAGTTAGGCGATCGCGCTGAAACTTACAATCCCGCAACCCATGTCAATATCGGCTATATCTCTGGGGATGGGCTGGATTGCACAAAATTACAGGCGATCGTTGAGGCTTGCAGAGAATGGGAATTCTAGCCGATTGGCAGATAAAGCATATATGTCGAGACCCGTCTTGGCGGATTCCACGGCTTAGGTTAGAAGATTTCTCCCACCCAAGCAGAATCTATACTCGCCTTAAAATGCTTTTCTGGAAATGTTTCGTACCCTTACCTGAAAAGCCATTAATAACTCCATACACCCCCGAAAATGTTGGCTGTTCAAGTCTAGATATTTGCATTGGTGACACGATCAAAAAATCCACGCCCGATGGCTGGCTTGAGATAGACCTTAGCAGGGGTCAGAAATATGCACTGCACTACGGAGAGTTTTACCTTTCTTCGAGTGGTGAGGTATTTAATTTCCCGCTATGGTTAGTTGCCTCAGTAGATCTTCGATCAACCTCAGCAAGGCTTGGGTGTCAGCACTTAAAGGCGGGGCATTGCGAACCAGGCTGGAATGATTCGGTCTGCACACTTGAACTGCACTGCGTTGATCGAAATAGACCGTTCATCGTTCAAAAAGGTCAGAGGGTCTGCCAAATGATTTTCTATACAATGGACTCCGAGCCGTTGATCCCTTATTCAGAGCATGGTCGCTATAACGGCGATTGCTATACACAGGAGGCTAAGCGAGATGCCAGACCATAAGAAAGCGATTAGATTGGACGACATTATTGAGGAATCCGAAGACTTAGGTGGTAGGGTTCTCTCTGCCCCGCTTGTTGGTTACGACCCGCAAGGAGTTCTTCGGTATATTACTGCTTGGGACGTGCACACGACCGAGATAGTGGAGGGTGAAGATGATCTACACCCCTTTATTACAAGTGCTCGATTAGCCTTTAAATTTGGAGATAAAGCTGATGTCTGATGTGAATTATTCCGTTCCCGAACCCGACCCGATCGCCACTGATGAACCCGCGATCATTGACTTGGCGATCAAAGATATTGGGGTGTATGGCGGGGAGTTCCTTATTCTGATTCCCCACTTACTTGATCGCAAAGCATTCGGTATCGCCAAGCATGGTACGCCCCTTCAGAAATCCAATGGGCGTGACCATAGGATCGATGGGTTTCAAGAGATTGAGGACTTCATTGCCTATATGCGGCAGGGAGTTGAAAGAGGGGACGAAGAGATGCGGTATTACTACTGGCAAGCACTCGTCCTTGCCGCAGATTTCGCACAACTCTTGGAAGGCAAAGAGTTTAATTGCAACATTAAAAAGAAAACCGCTACCGAAACACAAAAATATGCCTAAGAAAGTGACGACTGCACCTAAAGAAGCAGAAGCCGTAACTGAAGAAACGGAAAGTTTGGTTGACTTCAAACTGATTGCGATCGCCTTGGTATCAACAGTTTTGGAATTAACTAGGCTCGCCCCTAAAGCTGGTGATTGGGGCTACGTTCAAGAGCTGTCTCAATACCAAATCGGCGATTTGGTTGCAAACATTTCTGACCGGTTTGCAGACGAAGACTGCCTCAATCGCGTTGGTACTGTCCTAGAAATTCGCGAGAGTGACATCGAGATTCGTTGTCTTGACGGGGTTAGCCGTTGCGCGATCGCCAGAACGGGGACTTACATTGCGGCGAAAGGAGAGAGGAATGGTTGATTTTTTGGGAGTGGCGATCGGTAGATATTATCGCAATACCAAGACCAAGTGCATATATCAAGTGGTTCTTCTGTCGTTTTCTTCCGAATCGGCAATGAGCTTCTGGTCAGTTATAAAAAGTCGGAAGATGCGATTCCTTGGACTCGCCCTTTATATCTTTTTGTTGATAAATTTGAGGAGGTAGACAGCAATGTTCCAACCTAAAGCAGAAATCATCGCCGATAGTATCAATCCTTGGGGCACTCGACTCACAACTTTTGTGCTGACATATCATCGAATGATTCACTCGGAATTCATGACCCATCGAATGTTGTGCTTGTCTGGAGATAGTCGTATCGACTTTGAGCTGCCTGCAAAAACATCCAAAGGTTTAAGACGTGTCCACTCAATGACAATCGCCGAGCTTGCTGAGAAGTGGGAAAACGGTTCCACCCCCCACGAGACCTCTAGACATAACGGGATTTATTTGTCCAATCTAGAAGACAGGGATTATTCGTCAAAAGAGATTGCTGGTTTACTAGGTTTTGCAAAGGCTTTGAACCTAAATCTAGCTTGTCGAGACAAACTAATTGAGGGCGCTTACAAGGTTGGTAGAGAGTGTTTTGCCCACGCAAATTCATGGACTAATTGGAGAAACAGTAGTACTGGAAAAAGAAGGTTTGCTATCCGCGATCGCCTCAAGGAGATGTCGATCAGGCAGGTCAACGAGGTGACAAATGAGGTGCAGTTATCTAGCGTCTCTAACGTTTTTCGATCTGGGAAAAAAGAAGTTTTCTTACTCAAAACCAGAAACTATGAGGTTAAAGCAAGCAAAGACCATTTGATCTTGTCACGGCGCGGATGGCTCAGGCTGGAAGAACTACAGCCTGAGACTGACTCGGTTATGACCTACAGGTATGGTACTGGGATCGAATCTAGCGCGTTTAACAAAATAGATGGGAAATGGGTTTGTCAATGGGTTAGAAATAACAAGGAGTTTGTGCGTAATAGGCAAAATGGCAAGTGTGCAATCACTGGCGAAGATCTATCTAGTACGTTTGATATACATCATGTTATTCCCCGACACCAGCGACCCGATCTCGCCTTCGATATTGACAATGTAATCGCTGTTACCCCAGAGGCGCACAAAGAAATACATAAAATTCAAGGCTGGCAAACAGGATGTCCACTTATGACTGGATTTGAGCAGGTTGAAATTATCAGGTCTTGCGGCTTTGAGGAAACATTTGACTTAGAGATTGCTGGGGACTTCCCAAATTTCTTTGCCAATGGAGTTGTCGTTCACAATAGCAAGAACAGCAGCAGTAGCAGAGCAATTCCTATTGAGAAAATGATTAAACTTGTCGAAAGTCAAGAGGTATACCCACTGTATTGGGGCGAAAATCAAACAGGCATGTCAGCGGCAAAGGAGATTGATGATATCGATTTAGCCAGAGAGATCTGGGCAGACGCTCGAAGGGACGCTACCAAGCATGTAAAAAGGTTTATAGCGCTAAACCTTCACAAGCAGATCCCAAATCGACTGCTTGAGCCATTTTCCTCCATCACGGTTATTTGTTCAGGGACAGACTATGAGAATTTCTTTGAGCAGAGGTGTCACCCAGATTCCCAGCCTGAGATGCAAGCGCTAGCCAACAGGATGAAGCTTGCTTACACAGCTAGCAAGCCAAAAGAGCGGGGAATCGACGAATGGCACATGCCTTTTATCGACTCAGAGCAAGACTCGGATCTCGACCCTGAAACCGTTCTTCAGGTAGGGATCGGTCGATGTGCCAGAGTTAGTTACCTGACTCACGAAGGTATCAGAGATCCCAAAAAAGATGTCGAATTGTTCCAAAAGCTTTGGTGTAGCAAGCCAAAACACTTAACACCGCTTGAGCACTTTGCGAGAGTTGCCCCTTGGAGAACCAAGAACGACAATTTTTATGAGTGGGCTAGCGTCCGCCACGAAATGAGGACTGGGGCTTTGATATATCGAGATGGAAAACTTGTGGAGGGTAGAGGATGTTAAACAAAGAGCAGATTGAAGCGATCGCGACAAAGCTTTTGGCTCCTTACGATGTGAACTTCAACGTAATCGTTAATCTAGAGGCTTTTATACCAGCTCAAATTTTTATCCGCCGCCCCGACAGCACCGTTTCTGTGGTGAACTTTTTTGAAAGGGGTATCTCCAACGACAGCATCTTCTTGGAGGGCTTCAATTACCGCCTTGAAGGGTTGGAACTCCCCCTCAAAGAGGTGAGCAATGCTAACTAGCGAAGAGGTTGAACAGATTGCGCTCTCTCTATACAAATTTAAGACGGGCGAACCGTTGGACACGCTGAGAGACCCTCACATTCTGCCCTTCTATATTGGGCGAGTTGTTTTTGTCTCAGAGGCGGCGATCGCGATAGAAAGGGTTAACGCCGAAGAGGATCGCCGCAGTTTTATTGCGATCGGCAAGTATATCGGCATCCCGTTTGAGGCGGGAACAGATATAGTTTCTGAGGTTTACAAAAAGCTCGGTAAGATCCTGAGTGTATTCACAGAGCATTCACAAGAGATTGCGATCGCACAACAGATAGAACAATTGATAAACCTATTGGAGAGATATGCAGAAAAGCAGACAACCACGAGTATTTGTTCAGGAACAGTGGGTTCAGAAGCGGGAACGCCCCTTTGTGGTGGAGGGCGTGACCAGATCTCAGATTGAGATTGACGGCTCCCGAAGGGGGGAGTCTCATTATGGTGTTGTAATCTCGTCAACAGATCACAACAAAACCGCCACACACATCCGTATTTTGTTTTACCCCCAAGGTAAGATAGAGGAGGTTTCAAGGAGTCGCTTGGATTTTGCCCTCCCTCCCACAGACATTAGAAACGCTAGCAATAAATTTTTAGAGAACTTCGTAAAATCATGTCCCAATTCCCCTCTGGCACTCTCGGCAGTGTCGTAGCTGCGCGTACATATTTCCGCCGCTTAGTATCAGGATTGCTTGAGAACTGGAAGAATGTATGCGATCGCACTATCCCCGCGATCGCTGTTCTTGGTAAGTTCACCGATGAAGAAAGAGACCTTGTTTATAGAATGCAATCTCAACTAAAAACCCTCACCAGTGGTCGTTGGTTGTGGGTGGGCGGTACTGAGTGGTCACTCAGACCTGAGAATTTTGCTGGTGCATATAACTGCTCATCGACCGACATTGTGGACTGGCAATCTTTTGCTAGCGTAATGAATTTGGCGATGCAAGGTTGTGGCACTGGCGCTGTATTGGAAGGCAGATGCATCTCGCGACTACCTGCCATTCGTAATCGATTGGAAGTAACAGTTGTTGGAGAAATCGGTGCGATCGCTAAGGGCGATCGCCAAGAAAGGACAACTACTTTACTGCATCCCGATGATGGTAATCGCGACAAAATTCGCTGCACAATTACTGTGGGCGATTCTAGGCAGGGTTGGGTCGATGCTTACCACTACCTGCTGGCACTCAGCTCAAGACCGACATCATTACCTGCGCCAGCACTTTTTGTGGTTGATGTCGATATGTCTAATATCCGACCTTCTGGAGAGCTGCTACAAAGCTTTGGCGGTACAGCGAATCCCGTGAAGTTGCCCGATGTATTCCCTCGTGTCGCCAAGATTCTGAATGGGGCGATTGGACGAAATTTGACTTCTGCTGAATGCTGCCTGTTGATTGACGAGGCTGCGGTAGCGATCGTGGCAGGGTCGATCCGTCGCAGTGCTGGAATGCGCCAATTTTCTTCGGACGATGAATTGGGGGAAGTTGCCAAGGATAACCTTTGGATTCAGCTCCCTGACGGTAAATGGAGTATCGATCCTGAACGTGATGCTTTGAGAATGGCAAACCACACGCGAGTATTTCATCGCAAGCCGTCATGGGCAGACACCCTTGCATCTGTAACCAAGCAATACCAGTCTGGCGAAGGTGCTATTCAATATGCACCAGAGGCGATCGCTAGAGCGAATGCCGACCTGTTAGACACCGATGCTAAACGCATAGAATTTATTCGTCTCTACGAAGCCGAGGTTGACGAGACTAAGGAAGGTGCTACTTTTGCGGGACTTTATCTTGACAAACTCAACCAAGAGAAATATGGCTGGAGCTTCTGGGAAAGTGATAAGGGTAAAGAGGAATTGCTCGATCGCTTACTCAGACTGGGTTTGAACCCCTGTGGTGAAATTTTACTGAAAGACAATTTCTGCGTTGCTGGCGATACCCTACTTATTACAAGGGAAGGGATGGCTACTATCGAGTCCCTTGTTGGTAGGGAGGTAGAGATCTGGAATGGCGAAAGGTGGAGTAGGGTTACTCCTTTTAAGACGGGCGAAGATCAAAGGATGCTCCGAGTTCGCTTTGGAGATGGATCTTATTTGGACACAACGGAATACCATCGATTTCTTGTGAAGAATAGGTTCCAGCTTGACTACTCTGTTGTTCAAGCCAAGAATCTCTCCAGCCAATCGAAGTACCAGTTGCAGACTAAGCCGTTCAGTATTGAGTACAAAGATGGAGCTTTCGTAGATCCGCAAAAGGCTTATACGCTTGGGGTAATGGTTGGTGATGGCACTGTAGCCAGAAACAAGGACGGTTCTTTTCTTAGAAATCAACTCGTATTACACGGAGAAAAACAGCATCTTCCTGTCGTCGGGAACAAGAGTGAGCCAAAGCAGTACGAGGGGTATAAAAACACCTGTGTTGAGGTCAAGGGTCTAAACCACGTATTAGACCACATGATGATTTTGTCGCTAAAAAACAGTCTAGACGGACTCGATGCTATTGCGTCTTGGAATAAGGAAGCGATCTTGAATTTTATCGCGGGATTGGCTGATACCGATGGAAGCAACACTAATTCGGGTGATATTCGTATATACATCTCTCAGTATGGGAGGGCTAGAAGGTTGCAGCTCCTACTGGCAAAGTGTGGAGTTCGTTCTTCGATTTGTGAGATATACAAAGCGGGTGAAATCACTAACTACGGGAAAAGGAAGCACGATCTCTATGGCATCCAAATTACCGAGTGTGGTTCCATCCCCTGCCACCGACTAGATGTAAGTAGATCTCACAAGCCAAAATGTAGGGGTAAGTACCAAGTGATCACGTCCGTAGAGGAGCTGCCAGAAGCGCGGGATTCATTTTGTTTCACCGAACCAGAATTTAATCAAGGTGTTTTCGGTAACACCCTGACGAAAAACTGCAATTTGGCAGAGGTTCACGCTAACCAACTTGACCCCAATAATTTTGGCGAACAGAAAGAAGCGTTTAGAGCTGGCGCATTGTCCGTGGTCGCTTTACTGAATCACGATCTATCCGCTTTAGGCGATCGCTACCAAAAGTCCCGCGAACTCGATCCAATTGTGGCGGTCTGCCCAACGGGAATTTTCGATTTCTTCGTAAAAGCTTTTGGTGTGGATTGGCTGAAGTGGTGGGAAGCTGGTCGCCCTGCTGAATGGGGTCGTATTCTTGACTTGCTCAACGACTCAAAGATCAAAGCTTTTAGCCCTGAAGCCACAGACTTGTTTACACTCTTGGAGGCTGACTACACCTACTTATCCGAATACTTCAAGGAAGCCGAGCAAAACTATTTGTCTGACTGGAGGCAAATTGTTGAAGACACCGTACAAGAGTATTGCGATCGCCATGGACTGAAAGTGCCAAACAGATCTACCGCAGTACAACCCAGTGGAACAAAATCTCTACTCACAGGAGCTTCGCCTGGCTATCACCCACCCAAGGCAGCTTATATGATTCGCCGTATCACTGTGCGGAAGAATCACCCTGTCGCCTTTGCCGCGATCGCGTTGGGACACTCGGTACTGCCAAGTCAGTCAGACAAGGACGAGAATGGGGTCTTACTTGATGACCCGTTCGATTATCGCTGCACTGAATGGCTTATCGAAATCCCCATGAAGACGGTTTGGGCAGATTTGGACGGGGCAGACGCGATTGATATTTCAAAGTTCAGCGCCGTAGCCCAGTTCGACTTCATGATGCAGGTTCAGAAGCATTACACAAAGCACAATTGTTTTGATAGAGACACTACTTTCTTGACAGCCCAAGGGATTAAGAGTTTTCAGGACTTTGAGGCTGGCGATATCACTACCGTCTTAAACAAAGATGGTAATTGGGTAGAAGCGAAAGTCGTAAAAACGGAAGACGAAAGGGAGATGGTTGAGATTATTCTCCGCGAAGGTAAAACTGGCAAGGAAAAACGGATTATCTCAACTCTATGTCATCGATTCCCAGTAAAAAGAATTTCGGGGGGTAGCTGTGTGACCAAAATAGTTACTGCGGCTGAGCTGAAGACTGGGCATCGATTTGTTCTGAATAGTACGGATTTTGAGGTTCTAACTTTGGATTTAGATGGTATTAGGCACGGTCTTGTTTATGGAGACGGTTCTATATATAGAAGTGGTACTAGCAGAGAAATTGGCTGTCAACTGTATCTCTGCGGAGGCAAAAGGCATCTTGTCTCGTACTTTGATGGGTTTAGCAATGCTCGTGAGCGAGATGACATAGACCAAACTCGCATCTATGGGTTGCCGACAGAGTGGAAGTACCTCCCAAAAAGAGATTGCAGCCAAAGCTATCTAGCAGGATTCTTTGCAGGATTATTGGCAACTGACGGAAGTGTGTATCAGTCAGTAATTTCCCTCTCTACGATCAGTCAAGAACTTATTAACTTTCTTTCTGAGCAACTCCCCCGAATTGGGGTGAAACTTTGTAGTTACAAGTGGTTCGGTTCCGACTCCTACAAAAAAGACGGAGGAGCCTTCATTCTTGTCTTTAGCAAGGGGACTATCTCTGAGGAGCTTATTCTTCGTCCTCACCACCTCGACCACTTTAACAACTCCGAATCGCAGCCCTGTCAGTGGAAAGTCTCAGAGATTAATAGGCTTGAAGGGAAGAGGTATGGCTGGTGCGTTATGGAACCTCAAACAAATCACTTTACGCTTACCGACAATATTCTGGTTATGAACACCAGTAGCACCTTGGAATTGCGTGAGAATGAAGTAGAGGCTTTGGCTAAGTGCATCTATGATGCGATCCAGAATGACGAAGGCTACATAAGCTCAGCCATTCTTGCTCGCTTTGACGATATGCAAACCTATCCTCGTATGCCTTTCGAGCCGATTGATCGTGCAAAGTATCACGAGCTTGAGCAGGCGATCGCGGAACGTAAAGCGCAAAAAGAAGTTGCTCTCGCGTTCAGATTAAAGCAAGCAGGTATCGAAACCTACGACTTCGATAATCTCTATAAGTTCTACGATCAAGGCGACGCACTCTCCCCTGAGACTGCTGCCTGTGATACAGGGTTGTGCGAACTAAAAGAAACTTTGGAACAAATTAAATCCGATTCATTCAATGCGGAGGTTTTATGAAGCTAGCTAGACTACAGAAGCTTTTTGAAGAGGTGCAAATCGCCCAAAACGAGCAAGGTGGTTTTGGGAGTACCACCCCCTACTCTATGCTTATTGAGGAGATGCTCAAAGATTCGCCCTCGGATTTCTGCCTAACGATCGCCGAAAGAGCTATCAATATCGGTCGAGGTAAGGATGGTTTACGCGATCGCCCCGAACCAGCAGTACTTGAGCCCCCTGCAAAGCGGGGTCGCAAACCAAAGGCTGAAGCCATTCACGGTGCGACCGATGGCTGACCTCCTGAAACAGCAGGACTGTTGGCGCTTATTTGATGAGCTTAAAGCTTCTCATGATATTCAGCGCCAACATGGTGGCACAACGCCGTATTCTCTGATGATTGAAATGATGCTTGAGGACGAGGACGGCGATTTCTGCTTAGCGATCGCAAACAAAGCTCTCAAGTTGGCGAGCCAAAAGGGTGTAACCGCTAAAAAGAGGAGAATCGTCCATGCCTAAGCGATCACTCAAGATCCTGCCACCGCCTCTATCTGATGAGGAATTAAGAGATTACGCGATCACCCAATACACTGCCGATTTACGCCAAGCGGCGAACAATTCAATCACCTTCCGCTTGTATGGACCAGTAGTACCCAAAGCTCGCCCAAGATGCGGTGTTAGAAGGGGTAAGGCGATCGCTTACCCCGATCAGAAATACGATGAATGGAAGGAGGAGGCTAAGCGGGAGCTGGGAAAGATAATAACCCTGTTCCCGAAATATACCTACCCCCTACTCCAAGCAAACGTATTCTTTGTCTTTGACGGGAAGCACGACCGTAGCTGCGATGGCGACAACTCAGAGGGGGCTATTGAAGATGCCCTTGTTCAGGCAGGGGTTCTCAAGGACGACAACTTTCTTAGGCTTCCATCGCAAGCAGCAACGTTGAATTACGATAAGAAGCGATCGCCTAGCACATTAATTGTTTTGTATTAAAGTATGCCTACAGATGTCTTGCCAGATGAATTTGTATACCCAGTCGAACTAAAGGATTGCGGCTTTGATCTTACAATCGCTATGTGGTCGGTAGACTTGCGAGGAGGTAGTTGCCGTATCCCCCATGCGCGAATGGAGTCGGTCAAAGAATTGTTCAGAAGAGTCGGTATCGAAGGGAGTCAATCTCTAATATCAAACATAGATTTTGGAAGCTATTTTCCCCCTCTTTATAGTGCTGAAGATGGTTCCATAACTTTAAGACCAAGAACGATAATTGTCGCGGGTGACGAGCTTCTTGAGTCTGATATAGAGATTGACTACAACTACCCGAAGTTATCATCAAATCCCGTTTATTAACTGACGCGCATTTGTGGTAGTATTATTTTCACCACGCGATCGCTACATGAATCGCTAAAAAACTATGAACAAACTCATACTTTCTCATTTGACCATAGTGAATGGAGAGATTTACAAAAACAGAGAAGGGGCTACTTGCTTTAGGGGTCTCGGCTCGTTCCGCGAGGCTTACGGTGAATGCACTCTTAGGCATATTCCACTACTTGCTTATGGCAAGGCGGCTGAAAGGCTAGAGGGTGTGGCGATCGGTAGTAGGCTTGAAGCTCAGGGTAAATACCGTAGTGAGACCAAGGATCTCAACGGTGGTGGCAAGGCTTATCTTTACTTCTTCGTGATCGGCAAGATCACTAGAGTTGGCAAGTCCTCTGAAACCGAGGAAGCAGGTCAACGTGAGGCGGCTTCGCTACCTACCCATGCGCCAGCACCTGTAGCCGAGAGAAATGTAGCTCCAAAAGCTGTTACACCTATTTACAAGCCTGAACCTTCGGCTTCTAGAACACCAGAATACGACGATATCCCCTTTTAGGTAAAAAATTATGATAAACACAGCATCGTTCGTTGGAAGACTGGGTAGTGATCCTGAGATTAAATATTTGGAGAGTGGGAAGGTTGTCGCAAATCTGCGGATTGCCGTTAATCGCAGAGCAAAGGATTCACCACCTGACTGGGTGGGTCTTGTCGCTTGGGACAAGACCGCCGAAATTATCGCAGAGTATGTTCATAAAGGTGATCTGATCGGGGTCGATGCAACTCTCAAGATCGAGACTTGGACCGATCGCCAAACGGGTGAAGAAAAAAGTAAAGCCGTTTTTCAAATTGAGGAGTTAACCCTACTTGGCAAAGCAGGAAAACGCAATAACGACAGCTCCGATTACGACAATTACGATGACGATTTCTAGCCCATGCGATCGCTGTCGGCACAACCTTAATCGCCACTGCAAGATTCTTGGTATAGCGATTAAGGAATATCCGCCCTGCGGCTATTGGTATCGCAAAGAATATGGGCGGGGCGTAGAACTTGAACAAATAACTATTGAGGGGCTAATCCGTGAGCATAAAGCTAGAGCTATCACCTGAAGAGATGGTGATATTGGCAGAGATCGCCGATCAATGCTTAATAGCGAGTGAAGTCGCCGTAGAAGTTTTGAGCGTTTGCAGGGAAGCAGGTATAGATCTTGACCAGAAGTATTTAGAGGAGCCAGCCTATATATACCTCAACGAGATGGTTGACAAGGGTTTGCTCGCTAGGCATTGGGACTGGAAGACCTATTACAAGATTACGACCGAAATACTTGCTCTAAACAACCCACCTTATAAATACGAGAGCTGGAGGAATTTAAGTGAATAGAATCACATGGGTAGGCGATCGCTTTGAATGCAGCAGTCCCGAACTCGAAGAGGCGAAATGGACTGCGATCCACAACAATGTTAAAGAGCTTCACGCTTTTGTCTTGCGGTGTGACTTCAACTTTTACGGCTATACTTTTGGGCTAGAGAAGGATGTTTTTATAATCCACTCTGATGGCAATGGTCGCTTAATTAGTAACCCGATCGCCGAGGAGGGCACAGGGTTTAACACCTGTTTTCACTTAGGCGCTTACGCGATCGCATCAAAAACATTGGGGCAGCAACTTGAAATCGATGCATTGTCGTTTTGGGGAGCTTTGCACCCCTTGCTGGTCAAATATCTAGCCAAATGGTTTGGCGATCGCAGTGTGAAGGACGTAGATGTTAACTGCCCATACTTTAGCGGCTCAATCGACTTAAAATGCGCGGTCAATCCTTGTATGCCCTGCAAGGACTGTAGCGATGTATCTGCGGGTTTCAACGAGGATCTATTTGTTTGGAAAGGGATGCCCTCAAGTCATGGCGAAGCTCTAAGTGAGTACCTAAAATCTATTGAAGACGTGATCATGAGAGGCGGCGGTTTCCAAGGAGTAGTTAGGGCAATGCAGTCGGTGGGGGATACGCTCCGAGGAACGTCCAATATTCGCATCCCTCATATCGCCCCGCCCAGCGTATCATTCCATGTCAACTTTGATGACTCGCGAGTACAAGGAGCGATCGCCAGATTGCGTGAGGCGGGTATTCAGCGCCCTTTTGTCGCTGTCGATAGAAGCTCTGAAGAAGATTCAACCGCGATCGCTACAGCATTCACTAATCCTGACGGGTCTATCCGCATAGAGATACTTGAGCTTCATGCCAATACCTACGAAGAAGCTGAGATAGAAATTGCTAGAGTCCAGTCCACGATTAGGTCTATATACGATCGCGGTCAGCGGAGACCATACGAGTGGGGATTGGATAACGGTATCACGCCTATGTTGCAAAACATCTGGGAATCCCATGAATCGGCGGCGGACATAATGAGGAGAACTCTTGCATCTCACATGTGCGGAATGGCAGTGCCTCCTCAACCTCATGTCGAGCCACCACATCAAGAGCTTCATGGAGTGGAGGAAATCAATGACTAGGGAAGAGGCAGAGCGTTGCTATCGCGATCGCACGAAAGTGGTTACAAGTTATGGCTTGGGCGAGATTTACACCTTATGCTCGTATCGGTCGCCTGTTCAATGGGCTGAGATAATGCTGGACAAAGATACTTTAGGTGTTGGCAGGCATGTATATCTATCGAGCATCAGCGTGTATGTACCTGCTGATTAGTTGGGCAGCGATCGCGTGGAAGAAGGCGAGATTTTTTAGGAGGTATAAAATATGTATATGGCTGGCTGCTCATTCAGAATAAGCGCATCTGGTTATTCCGTTGTGAAATACGTTCGCCACAACGCCGCCCCAGTGTCGATCAAGGAATTCGATGTTTTTGATGAAGCCCTTGCCTTTTTCAATGAGATGGGAATAGATAATGGATGGCTAAGAATCTCCGACTCACAGTACCAAGAAAGGCTTAACTACGGTTAGGCGAATATGAAACATTCAATGTATGCACCGTTGCTCAGAAAGAAAGCGCGATCGCGTCGATGGAGGCGCAGGCATAGGCATGACAACCTATGCCGAAATGGAGTAGGCGTATGTATACTCTCTACTTCAGATGATTACGACCATTGTGAGCAACCAGAAGATTGCCTTTGCCAAAGAAAGGCTTATTTATTAATCTAGTAACCAGCCCTCCAAGTTAAATCATTCCTACGTTTCAACCCCATAAAAGCGATCGCTGCTGCATCCCCAGCATTAGGACTTCTCCCAAGCCTAGCGATCGTTTTTTTCTTGTCTTCAATTCGAGTTCCCTTGTCGGTTTCCTCATAGTAGACGTTGCTTAGATCGTCTCGCAGATATCCGTCGAACTCGGTTAAGGCGATCGCCGACGTATCCTCGTCGTGTCGAGCAGCCAAGTGGTCACGCATAGTCCAGTAGGCTTCGGCTTTCCAATTAAGGAATGTTCCTGAGTAGTCCTTGGTTTCGCTATCCTCCTTAGATTCTGCGGCTTCACCAAATGTTGCCCCCCAAGCGTTATAACCATTGTCAAGCAGCCAAGCCAAAGTACCTGCGCCAACACCAATACGGTCTACTCCACACACCCCGCCATAGACATCCAAGTAATCCTTGGCAACTCGCTTGGCAATATGAATCGTGTCCATGCGATCGCCTAGACCAGGTATAACTTTGCAGATTCTAAGAACTCGCCCTTGGAATCCAACAATGCAGTGATCGTCACCGCCGTCACCCACGTCTAAGCCGAACGACCACTCCTCCTTGCCGTATAGCCAATCCCAATAAGTAGGATTGAGGTCAAACCTAGCACGAGCAGCAAGGAACCAACTCTGCGGAACTATGGCACTACCCGTTGCTTCGGGGAATAGCCCCTCAACACGACCTTGCCAGTAAGGACTGTTCTCATGCTTTCTTCGACGAATGCGCTCAATCCAGTTTACCGAGATAGCGCCTGGTACTGTGTCTCGCGGTAATTCTGCTGCCCACTCTACTTGGGGCTTAACTGGCTCATCATCAAAGTCTGGGTGCGTTGGCGATCGCAATATCTGTTCGGCGATCGCCTCTTTAAGCCTATGAATACCATCCTCATGCAGTTCGTATGCCCAAGCGACATTTGGATGTGACCAACAAGGGATACGGATATGGCTGGAACGACAGGCTTTCTCAAAGGGTGTCCCACTTGATGTGGGGTTGCCAATCCTGAGCATCCTATTGTCTTCCCCAGTCAAACAGGCAGCAGCACCATCATCGACTTGATAGCTAATACCATTGGCTTCATCAAAAATAATGAGCTGTTTCTCTTGGTGAGATCCTTGGAAAGTGTTTTCGTTATAGTCATCAGTACTAAAACCAAAGCCCTTAGCCTCTTCGGTTAGCTCGACCATAAGCATTGTTCTACGACCACCCCATGTTGGAGAATGCCTATCGTAAAGCTTGCGGATATACCCCCAGAGCAATTCCCGCACCTGCCTAGCTACTGGAGCAGTGGTCAGTACTTTACCTCGAACACAGAAGACGTACCACATAACAACCCAGCCAGCGATCCATGTCTTCCCAACGCCGTGGGCTGCTTGGACGTTGGTTGTTTTGCGATCACGTACTGACTCCAAAATCTGAATTTGCTCAGGGGTCAATACTCTTTCTGGTTCAACATAATGAATCAGCCCGATAGGATCGCTGGCAAATCTCGTCAAGTCCTCCCCGTACTTAACAAGCTCGTCACCACCAAGAGCCTTAATTTGTGTACTACAACTACTCTTCAGTTTCGCTAAGCCCACCGCTGAGTACCTCCCTTATGTTGGTCTGGGCTTTGTCGGCGATCGCCATAATAGTCTGGGCTTTACCTTGAGGCATCACGCCTTCATTAGCCATTTGTGTTGCCAATACCTCAATCGTAGTCCGAGGAATTTGAGGCATAATCATTTCGATAATCTTTGGAGGGCATCGCAGGATAACCTCATTAGTGGTCTCACTCTCTTCGACATAATCCAGTACGAGTTCCGACCTCTTTTGTGCCTGATCGTATTTTGGGACATATCTCGTTTTCTTGGTTCGTGAGGTCGTGATTCTTGGGGTTCTATGAGAGGTAAGGTAGTCCTCTATACAGGCTCTGGCTAGGTGTATAAAGTAACCAGGCTGCGATCGCCTGTAATCCCCTAGCGCGGCATCAACCTCTGTAGATAATTCCCTGTGATCCTCATACCACTTACTATAAGTAGCTTTTGTGACTATTTTGGGTTCTTGCTCGTACACGGATTCGACCAAACCAGTTAATCTGATTCGATCCTTGATCTCCTCAATGATCGAGGGTGTTAGTCTTGGTCTTCCCTTTTTAGCCATGCATCGACAAAAGCATATCTAACGCAGATTCTAGCCGATTTTGTGGTAGTAGCGATCGCATTGAGTAATTCAGGCAAAAAACAATACTAAATATCCTCTGGCTGAGGCTTTAAAGCTAGAGTTTGTGTGTCGGGGTAATACTCGTGCCAACAATAGAAAAATTCACCCTTGCCGCTTGCCCACTCCTTAACGTGGAAGAACCTATGTTCAAGGCAAGTCTCGGCAGGGTGTTCCCCAACAAGAGTCTTTGGGTATACGACAACTTGGTTTGGTCTGTGAGCCCCGAATTCCTGCAACCATTGACGTGCAGTATATCCGTTAATAGTGATGGTGTCATAGCGGTTAACCCGCTCAAAAATAGGTACTAGCCCCCTCCCCCTTTCCTGCCAACTACACTCCAAATCCCAATACAGTCCTAGCTGTTTGAGAGCCTCAGCAATCCACTGTCCAGATGCTTCGCCATAGAGGTTCCTCTCGATTCTGTAAGCAGCCCCTTCATCAAGCCTTGCATACAACACTACCGCGATCGCCGAGAAAACGTCGCGATCGCTTTGATCGCCCTCGTCATCCAATAGGAAGGCGATCATCTCCTCCCTATTCTCAAACCTCTTCTTAAAGTATTCCCTTAAAGCTCTCTCTTTCCTGTTCATGTTTTTATGACAATAATCGCATTGCAGTATGTTACCAACAAAATACCGACCGAGACTGTTCTCGGTCGGTATTTTGTTGGAGTAGGCTAAATCCCTTGCTGATTCAGATCCGCCTATGTCGTCCAACTCTCGCTATGTCGGGATTAACAAATATTGGGGTGCGATCGCTTTCTTCTAATCTTTACCTACTTTTGAAGGGGTTTCCGTTTCCGTACTTTCTGCAACTTTTCGGCGCGGGTAGCGAAGCGATCGCGGGTATGCCTTTACTTTACCAGATCTACGTCAGGGGGTAACTGCTTCCGTAATTCTAACACAGATTTACGGAATTCAGATCTAAATTAGTCCCACCCCTCTGCGGCAAGAAGCCATCGAGGGAATGACAACACCAATGGGATGAATAGAGCAAAAATGATTATTGCCGCAACTATGCCGTGAGCCTCCTTATATTGGATGTCGGTATTCGCTACAATCTTCCTTATGTTTTCCCTGTAGAAGACATCCCTCTCGGCAACCCTCCAAGACTCGTCAATAAGATTACCGTCTTTATACATGACAACAAAAAACAGGACACCAAAGCACAGGTAGGTACAGGTCGCCGCTAGAAACTGAAACAAGCACAAGGCGGAAAAAGTAGTTATCAAGCCAGCCCAGAAAAATGCTTTCTCGTAATAGGAAAATTCAACCACCAACATCAAAGGCTCCGAAGGCTCATTCTTCATATTTTCAACCCTCTTTTTTTACGATTTTCTTACATTTAAACATGCAGTCCATCCAATATGAATGCGGTCCCGTCTTCCAAAGACTGCCGCGACCATCCCTAGCTCCTTCGGTCTGCAAATCTATTTTCAGCAAATTGTTGGAGCTTATATTGGTAATCGTCGCCCTGACTGGCTCGGCAAATAGCGGGGGGATATATCCGCTGTAGTCGATAATAACCTCGTCACCGATCGCCAATAAATTGGACAAAACAATCCAACCTCCAAGATTTAATTGTTCAACCGTCTCGCCTTCTTTTAATAGATTTTCGTACATCCTAACCTCTCTGTGATAATGATACTCAAAATGACCCAGCCTTCTGTCACAGCAAAGAAATCTTCATGCCTCAGAGTATGGGAGACCTTACAGCGGATACTGCGACAGCTATAACTATCGGATTCGGGATAATACTCTTTGAGCAGTAGGATATCCCCTACACAATAATTCCGATCGTCCTTGCGAAGCTCGAATGTCTTGCTACCTTCCCAGACGTTTTGGAAGTGTGGATTCACCGTCTTGACCCTGTGCTCTCGCATACAAACCCCGTAGTTATCACAAAAGCCCAATCAATACCTTTAAGACACCCAGCCAAGTCTTATTGTCTTGAGCTTCAAGGAATCTGTTTGCCTTACGGAAAAGAGGCTCATCCGAAAAAGCCTCCCACTCCTCGTAAGACTCAAGCCAAACAGCTAGGTTTAGAAGTTCTATCAAGCGATGTAGCTCATCTCTTTCCAAGCAAGCGATCGTATCGGCGATATCCTTGGGTATTAAAACTCCCATTCGACGCAGATTAAACTCTATCCCCTCAGATCTCCAAATCTGTTCGGTAAACATCTCAGCCTCCATAATAATCCGCACATAAATACTCCAAAGCCCGACCAGCCTTGACGTTGTAGTTCTCACCTTGGATGTTGCCTTCCTGCATCACCTTTTCCAAGGCTGCTCGCACAATATCCACAGCATCCGTGGGGACACTAAAGACCATGCGCGTGAATTCATCTGTAGCTTCGGGGGGTAGATCCTTGTTAGCAACCTCAAGCATTTTGTCGATATCCGCGCTTGTGAAGGGGATTGGCAGGTAAGTGCGATCTCCCAAAGCAGCTTCAATATCTCTGAGCGACTTACTCAGCTTGACAGGTTCATGCTCGCCGTATCCGTGAGATGCGTGGGTTAGTAATTGATATTCTTCGTCTGTTAGCCCCGTAATGACATGACATAGCAAATGCTCAGGGTTCTCAATGTACCTGTGTTCACCGTCGATAATCTCATATTCACTTTCAATGAATGGGTGGGGGCGGACAAGAATTTCGGCAACCTGAGTAAATAGATCCATGCTGCCACCAAGAGCTTTTTGAGCTTTCGGAGTCAGGAAATTGGCGTTCCAATTGTTTGGATGGATTTTACTGGTCTCGATCTTGACACTGCGCTCGACGTGGATTCGTTGAGCGATCGGTAACGAGTAATCGATGCCATTCTTCATATAGATTGCCTCGGTATAGACAGGTCGATCGCATCTTCAAGCCTACTAATAGCAGAAGCCAGATTAGACTCTACTACCTGCAATTGGTGGTGATACTGCCTGAGAGCATTGATTGTTTCGCTACTTAGGCGAGGTCTACCCTCAATGCAATCCATCATCTGTTTTGTGACATCTTGCAAAGTCTTTCGGACTGAAGATAACTCCTCAAGCGTTTGTTCGTTACTCGTCTTCGTCGTCATTTATTTTCAGCCTCGCAGGATGGACATAACTTAGGTCTTGGGTTGCTCACAACATGTAGATGTCGATAACTTCTCCCACAGGAAGTGCACCTATGGATTTCTGAGTGGGTGCGAATATGCCTGCGGTAATGAATGAGATCCTGATCATCTAAGTCTGGGATGCGATCATTGTAGTTTGTCTTAATCGTCGTCATCTTTTGCCTCTGGCTTGTATCTTTTTATCTCAGCGATCGCCATCAAGAATGTCTCGTGATCCGTGCCATCGCAGGATGAGGCAAATAGGCAGCGTTGCACTCCCTCGTAAGCCTCTAACTTCACTTGTTTGGAACTGATTGTGTCAAGAATTAGGAGCAGATACTTGGGATTAAAAAGCGATCTAAAACTGCCAGAACCAGTATTGCAGATCATCGACTCCTCCACGTTGCCAACGTCAGCAATTTCGGAGAAGAATTTGAGTTCTTCTCCTTCGATCAACATGTCAACACGCTGGTCATAGATGTCGCTATCTGAGAGCGTATTAACTCGCTTTAGGCTCTCAATCAATTCTTTGCGATCACATTTGATTGACCCAGACATCTTCTGCTTCCTTAACTGAAGCAGCGTTTTACTTACTGGCGGGTAGGGCTGTTGTATCAGTGGTGAGGCAACAATCAACGAGTGTGTTAAGAAACAGATACGCCCGTTAGTGATAGTGATCTCGGTTTCAGCCTGAGTAATGTACTCGACCTCGCGCAGGGTTCTAGTTGGAATTGTAGCCGCCAGCGACGCTAGTGGCGGACTAACGACCTTAAAGTAAGATCCGCGACTGCCATCAGCCGACACAAACGCCAAGAAATGCGTGGGATCATCCTCACCCTCCAAGGTCTCGTCGAACTCGTAAATATGCACCCCTTGGAGTGCAGGCTTAGTGATGTTATCCGATACTGTTTTGAGGGTTGCGGATATGCCCTGATGGAGTAGCGCCGTAGGGATCGCGAAAGCTCTCTCTTGAGATATTTCGGGCATGGATGGGTATTCGCTTGCACTGATTGTCGGCAAGCTAAACTTACTCTTGCCACACTTAATCACCGCAGCTCCCTGGGATACCTTGATTGAAACTTCTTCACCCCTCAAGGACTTAACCACGTCGGAAAGGCGCTTGGCGTTGAGTGCGACCTCGCCCTCCTCCTTTATGGTGTTGCAGTCTTCCCTGCCGATCAGCCAGAGCTTTAAATCCGTGGCTGTGATGCTGAATAGGTCATTCTTAGCCGCAAGCTTGAAATTGTTTAGAATCTCAAGGGGGGCTGGCTTAGCGATCGCTTTCTCCGCTGCCGCCACCATCAATTTTAGTTTCTTGAGAGAGATTATTAGTTGCATGAGTCAAAAACGTAAAGGTGGTAACTGTAAACGAGTTCATCATTAAGAAAAGCGCCGTCTTCGACCAAACACTGATCCCCGTCTTCCAAAGTTTCAGGGATACATAAAGACCACTCGATCTCCCTGTAACCACGCATTGCAGGATCAAAGGCTATGGGGTTTGTGTCGAATAGCAAGCTGATTGTGCTTTCGTAAACTCTTAGAGTTGCGCTATGCAGTGAGTGCTGTTCGGGATCGTGTCCCCACTTTGTTATGCAGTCAACAATTACGCGGATAGAACACCGCATGTCGAGAATCTCTTGCCGAGATAGCTTCCTTAGTTGCATGATAAGCCGTGAGACCTCATGAATTTAGCAAAGCGAGCGATCGCGAAAGCAATTGGAATGGTGATCAGGAGTAGAAAAAGTACTTGATTCATGATTGTAATACTACCACAAATTTATTTTTTCAATGCCTTTCTATAGACTTCCATCAGTTCGCTAATAGGTTTAACCGCTTGATTAGGGTATGCACCTTTGGTTTTGTGTGTGTAGCAGGAAACGCTTGCCCACTCTTCACAAACATAGGTAAAGGCAGTCTCTATCTTGCCTTCCTGAATAAGCTTGAAAGCACCTCTTTCTTTGAGGAGTTCAACTGCGCCACGCTCTTGATTCTCTGGGGAGAAATCTGCGGCGTTGATTTTTTTTGAGATCCTAGCCCACGTCTTAGGCATGTACTGATAAGCGCCTGCCGCTGCGGAGCACAGATCTTTGCCGTCAGGACCTATAGTACAGTTAACCTGTTCTGGGTGCTTACTGAGATCACTGAATTGCTTGCCCGTAAACATGGTTGTATACGCTTTTTTGCTGTTTGTACCCTCCGCATGGCGAATAGCAAGAAGGAAGGCTTCTACTTCTGAAGATGCAACGGTAGGGGCAGAGTCTTTACTGGGCTCTTTGCCTTCAAGAGTCCACTGGACTTGCCATCTCTTTGGCTCAAAACGCTCCTCACGGAAGTCGAGCTTAGACCAGTCCCCTCTCAGTTTTGTCTCAAAATGCAAATGAGGTCCAGTCACGTTTCCGCTACTGCCAGTCTCGGCGAATTTAGAACCTGTGTTGAGCCTGCCACTGGCACAACTCAAAGGTTTTAAGTGGTAGTAAACAAACTCAATATCTGGAAAATCTGGGGTCTTGACGTAAGCAGCATATCCCCTAGTGTCGTCACTACTGGGTATAGAGCAAAACACATCGGCGAAACCGCCAAATGCACTGTCGGGGTTTGGTCTGCCGATTACATAGAGAGGAGTCCCAACGGGAGTTCCTATGTCCACCCCTCCATGCTTGGAGCTGGCTTTCTCATTCGGCTTCGTGCGCTCGCCATAAGCCGAATGAGAAAGCCAGAAACGATATCACCCTCCTTGAGAGGTTGGTTTAAGATGTCGCTGGGCTTATATTCTTTGCTCGTCGCGAGCTTGGAAGCATCGGTGGTGGGTAATCCCACCAACCTGTAAGACCATTTCAGGGTATCGTTTAAAGGCTTGACGAGCATAAATACCAGTAGGAGTATGATCGCAAAGACTTTAGCGCTTCTCCATCGCCTTTCCGTCAGTTCCAGTCTTTCGTGGTAGTTGAATTGATCTACTTCTGGCAGGTCCTCCAGTCTCGGTTTTGGAGGTAGGCGCTGCTTTTGGTTCGTTAAAAGCATAGGTAATCGGCTCGTCTAAACTCTTTTCAAACGTTACATATAAAGGGATAGTCGAGTCTGTGAGGAATTTGAAATATTTAATAGCGCCGCTCCTACCTTCGCAGAAATAGGTAGGAAATTCTTTTAGTACTTGCCTTACTGTCTTACCTTCAAGCTTGAGTGCCTGAGACATGGGAACGGGCGTGGTTTGGGTTGGGATTGTGATGCAATCATCTTTATTCCCATCAAGGACTTTGGCTAATTCTGTTTCTGCGATCGGTCGCAGATCCACGAATTTTAGATAGCCTTCTTCAGCCATATTTAGTAAGAAAGCGATAACCAAAGCTGGCAGAGCTAAGTTTATCGCTATATCACGCTTCTTCATTGACGTATTCTGGTTATTTCCGCATCTCTATTGGTGGCGGAGGTGGTGCTGGTGCTGGACAAACAGATCCTGCTGGTCTGGTGAAAGTTTCACCTGGGCAGAAAACTCTCCCTTCTTGAGCCGATAGTGGTAGCGCGACTGCGAAGACGCAAGCCGAGGCTCCCAATGTAACAACCATTTTTTTTAACATCGTATCTTTGACGGGTTGTGGATTATCGACGTGTAGAAGCGGAAGCTGCTCTGCCTTCGCGGGGTGATGAGAACGCCACGTCGTTAGCACCCTTGAGGTTTGCTTCGATCGTGTCGTTGTAAACCGATGTAACAGGACCAGACACGGTATTTTTGATATTGACAACAAGGTTGTTGCCCATCGCACCCGAATGTCCGCCGCCCTCAGCGTTTGTGAGTTGCCGAGCATCCTTGGATAGCAAGGCTAAGCCACCCATCCACACGAACGGGAGAATTCCGAGTGCGGCGAAGAACAAGCCGACTGCGGCTAATTTGTTGTGCCAAGCGGCAGAAAACAAGGCGCGTACAGCGACAGTGATCGACCACCAGTTTTTCGAGTCAACCATCCAGAGAGGAGGCTCTCCAGAGGGTCTACCATCAGCCTTACCATCGCGGTCATAGTCGATCGCGACTGAACCGCCTTTTCCGTAAACAATAGCAAAATCATCTGGGTTAACACTTTTCATTGGTCTATCTCTTCCTCCACCTTGGGGTGGCATATTTGATACATTCATAAGTTAACCGCTTTGGGGAACGGGACTAAGTTTGTCTGACTCTCGATCGCGGCAATCCTATCGAGTTCAGCAATAAGATCACCCATCGGATCTTCAGCATCATCCGACTCCTCGGAGTCGAACCTGAAGTCATCCAAATGCTTGAGATCTGGCATCAGGGCGATTTTGGGTATACCCATTGTGGTGAGCAGTACTGGGCGATCGCCTTGTTTTCTCGCCAGCGCGATCGCGTCTCCAAGAGTAGCAGCAAGCGATAGACGTTGCTGCTTGTTTGGAAACAGTTTCGCATCAGCGAGCGCCGCCTCAATTGGTCTATAACCAACATCGTTCTTTGCACCCATACGCCCCAAAGCGAGGACGGAGAAGCAACCCCTGACTGGATCGCTAAACCCGATCTGAGTGCACAGGTGAGTTTGGCTGACCAAGATAAGCCGAACGTTCATCTCCCTACCCATAGCCACGACCTGATTGAGCATTCCAAAGAATTCCGCCTCCCTCTTCGAGAAGGCGATCATATCTTGCAACACCCACCATTCATCGAGGATTAAGTATTGAGGCGCAAAAACTGGGGTTTTTCCACCTTCGCGTAACGCCTTTTGCTTGGCACGAATCCTGTTCTTCAGAATTTGAAATGCGTGGCTAATCTGCTCAGAAGCTGCATCGAGCTGCTCTTCTTGGCTATCTTGATCTAGGTATGTGACCACACCTTCCTCGCCTTGAAGCCCAAGCCAGTCAGTTGTTTTTGGATCAACTATACCGAATTTGGAGGCAGGGCTGTCCTTCTTTATTCTTTGAATAACAGCTTTAAGAAGAGTGGATTTACCTGCGCCTGTTTTTGTGGCAATCAGCACATGTAAATCTGTGGCGGCGATTTCTCCAATAATATCACCAGTGAATACTCCTCCTTTGGAATATTCGGTGACAGCTACAGGTTGTTCGTCATCATAGAATTCCTCTTCAAACCGAGTGGGCTTGGTGACTCTAGCGGGTTGTCGGGTAGGCTGATTAGCGATCGCAGGATTAATATTGGTATTTGTAATCCTGTTGACGATCGTTGGCGATGCGCCCGACTGCCTTGCTCGTGGCTCGGCTGCTGGGGGCTCATCCGCCTTTGCTGACTCTTCATCCTCAAGGTTCGCCCCCAGCAAAATACCAGAGGCGATTGCTGGTACTAAGCAAAGAATGGTTGCGATAGGGCTGTTGTATGAGTTGGGCTCTAGCTTTATATTGACTCCGCGATCGTTAAGAGCGGAGTCAGCAGCCTTCCACTCTTCGGGACTTGTGAACATATAGTCTCTAGGAATTAGAGCGGAATATCCAGCAGCGGAAAGCCACGCAAAGCAGCTAAGCCCAAGCATGATATTTATTGTCGATCTCTTCATAGCCCGTTTTTGTTAAAAATACGCGCCTTTGCATTGGCGTTAGATTGGAGTAAGGCAAGCCGAGTATTATAGCGATCGCGTAGAGCCAGTTTGATTATTTCAAGATCGAGTTTAGGGAGATCGACACTGCCTGAGCGAGCCAACTCAATAGCTCTTCACTGAGCCGAAGCTGCCAGCATTTGTCCGCCATCCATAACCAAAGATGCTTGCTCTAGGCGATCAGCCCACAAGCCCTCTTGGATATTTAGCCAGCAATCGAGACCGATTTCGGAGCGCAAGCACTCTTTGTCGCCTGAGTTGATAGCCTTCAATGCGTCAAGTAGATGCTTGGTAGCAATTTTGCGGATTGCGGCGTTGTCGGACTGGGCTAGGGCTTCCTTTGCGGCAGCGTTAGTTTGTTCCAAGCTCTTTACTTGCTGAGCAGAATTGCGCTTGAGGATATCGGGAGCCGCGTCGTCAAGTGTTTTTACTTTAAAAGGTTGGACAACTTCAGGGGGCTTTGGTTGACTGTTCACGATCGCCGCAATCACAAAAGCTGTTGAGACTACCGCCATCCCAATATATGACCAGAATTTTGTAGTAATTTTTGGTCGTATCGGCTCTCGCGTTGGTGCAACCAGACTGGTGGATGGTGCTTGGCTGGGTCTAACAGTGGGTCTACGTCTAGGCAATGGAGAGTCGGCAAGCGGATCCTCAAGCGGCTCCTCAAGCGGCTCCTAAATCGTCTTGCATTGCGGCGGTGTCTAGCATGTCTATTAGCTCCCAGTCAGTAGAGCTTGGGCTAAGGGATCTAAAAGGGTATTGGATGTCTGGGCAAAAACATTCTCGATCTCTATCCCAGTACTGTTCGTAGAGAGCAAAAAAGCTACCGCCATCTTACCTCCACCCCTCATTGAATCAATTCCTTTCTCTACCAAGCCTAAGCCGATAAGAGGTGTTGCCAAGGATGTTATCTGATCTGTTACGGTATCAGCGTACTCTTGGGCTTGCTCAATTTGTGTTGACTGAGTTAGTTTTCTAGCATCGTCAATACGGCTAACAATTGACTTGGTTTGCTCTTCGGTGGGGGTGGCTTTTGATCCCTTTCGGGCAGCACGAGTAGCCTTGCTTGCGCTACCCCTTACTTCGCTGGTTGTTGTTGGTTCCATTGATTTATGGTGTCTTGCATCCACTTGTAGGTACATGGTTTGATTCGAGTAGAGACAAAGTTGAAAAGTTCGCTCAGATGATCGGGCGGAAAGACCCACCCGTTATTACCATCGTAGATTCCAGTAGGATAGCCCTCCTGTTCAGCTCTTTTTCTCCACGTCAAGATTGTCCTGCTAACAACTCCCACAGCTTTAGCAACTTGGGCAGTGTTGGGTTCAATATCACCTCCTAAAACTGCCAAAAACCACTGCCTTTTTTCTGAATGAGTCTGATCTGATCTTGTCATTGCGGCGCAGGTTTCGGAGTAGGTTGGATCGAGTCGGAAATTTAACAAGAAATAAAAAAGCGCGATTGCTTATTTGTATCTCGTATTAAATATCATTTAACACTATTAAATACTACCTGTCAACCCCCGTCAAAACTCTGTCGTCTTTATATTTGCAATTCATCTATAGCTCTGATAGGTTGGTTTCTGAGCTATTATGCCAAAATTAAACCCTGTTAAATATAAATTAAATGACTAAATATCTAGGGCTGAACATCTCGGACGAATTATCCGAGAAGATCGACATAAAGCTCAGTCAGACAGGACAGACAAAAACGGACTTTGTGACAAGCTTGCTAAACAAAGAGTTGGGTATGTCAGATCGGAAACCAGCACTTCAGGTTCGGATTCAGCAGGTTGAAGAGAAGATGGCGGAATTCAGCGATCGCCTAAGCACTTTAGAGGCGATCGCTGAATCTAAAGACGGCGACGGCGACTAAGCCGCCGACTTCCTCAAGTTATATTCTGATAGCAAGAATCTCTTGACTATTCCGCTACGCACGATATCTTCAATACCAAAATCGATACGCTTGAAGTCTTCAGGCATGTGAGATAGCACCTCTAAAAAATCAAGCACCCCTGCTTTTTCGTCGTCATAACGCAAGTCAGACTGGTAGAAATCGCCAGAAAAAATAACTCGACAATTCTTGCCGATACGGGTAATTACCGAGCTGAGTTCATGGTATGTCTGGTTTGAAAACTCATCGACGACAATCACCGCATTGTTGATGGTGTTCCCTCGAATAAAGCTTGTAGACCTAAATTCAAGCGCACCCTGCTTTTTCATCGCGTCATAGGCATTTGGAGTATTGGGGAGCAACTCACTCAGCAAATGCCTGTAGGTGTCTTCATACACCCCCTCTTTCTCCGCTTGAGTACCTGGCAGGAAACCGATATTTCGAGTCGCTACAATCGATCTGAAGATAACCACCTTCTCATGCTTGTTGAGAAACAGGGCTTTGAGAGCAAGACACAGAGCTAAAAATGTCTTGCCAGTCCCAGCATGCCCGCTCAGAATCAAGTTGTAATTTCCCGCCCAGTGTTCAAGTGTTTTTGCTTGGTTGTCGGTTAGAGGTTTGACCGAAATTAAGCTTTGAGGGTTAAATAGTGCAGTGGATTGGGATTGCTTTTTAGTAGCCAATTGCTTCGCCTATGTGTATCTTCTGCTCGATTGTCCTATGTTTTTAGGCGGATGCGATCGCTAATTGGCTATTTGACTAGATTTTGTGGCGTATTTGTGGCGATCGCTTTTTACCGCAAAACCACAGCAAGGGTTGACGAAATCCATTAATTATGGAATTATTGGATGGTTAAGCAACGGAGCAATTTTATGTCTGAGAATATTGAAAAGAAGAAAAGCGTCACATTCATGATGAAGCCAACGCTTAAAAAAGAGATCGATTTATTGGCGGTTGAAAGAGGTAATCGCCCATGCGATACCCTTGAGTATTTAGTCAGTCTTGGGCTAGATAGGTTAGCAGAAATCGGTCAGTACGGTGCTTCTGATGGGCGATCACCGCAATTGGCGGAGACTAGCGCTAAGTATGAAACCACCAGCAAGGAAGCGCAGCTATGAATAACAAGTATCTTTTTGATGAGGAGCCAAAAAGCTTCTCTCCAACCCTAGCCAAAGCTCTAGGGAGCATCTCGAAAGCTGTGATTATGCAGCAAATCCATTTCTGGATAAAGATCTACTCAAGAAAGTCAGATAAGACCCACTTCTTCAAGGGTTTTTACTGGGTTTTTAACAGTTACGCAAAATGGCATAAAGACCTAGATTTTATTCCTCTTCCAACCATGAAGCGGCAGATATTAGCCCTTGAGAAAGACGGACTACTTATCTCAGATGATTTTAACAAGAATCGAGGCAATCGAACGAAGTGGTATCGAATCGACTACGAGAAACTACTCGCCTTGACTGAGGCTGTTGGTGCATCGGATCAAAATGAACTAGCATCGGATCAAAATGAACTAGCATCGGATCAAAATGAACTAGCATCGGATCAAAATGAACTAGCATCGGATCATTTTGATCCACTCTGTCAGAGTGATCATCATATTGATCAACAGAGTGATCAACAGAGAGAAATATTAGAGCACCCCTTTTCTCTTAACACCCTTACGGGTAATAAAGACTCGGAGCAGAGGCAGATTTC